CTACATTACCAGTTGCTATTGCATGAGCTGTTATAACACCAGAAGAAAAATCAGTATTTGCATTTACAAATCCTGTTGCCATTTTTGCAGCTGTTATAGTTCCATCAACTATTTTTTGTTGCGTTACACTATTGTCTGCAAGTTTTGCTGTTACTACAGCGCCAGCAGCTATTTCTGAACTTCCAACATTTCCTGTTGCTATCAAATCAGCAGTAATAATACCTGTTGATAAAATTGTGTTTGCATTGATACCACCTGCAGCTATAAAACCAGTATTTACTTTTGTTTGTGTCATATTTGATCCTTGTACCTATTTATATATTTTATCCTAATGCTATGGCAAAAGCTAACGAATCGCCAACTGATCCTAATTGATTAAAAGTTGTTCCATCATTAGTAAATTCAAATTGATTTGCTGTCTCATTAAATCTTATCTCAACATTAGATTGATTGCCTCTGTTTACTCTTATTCCAGCATCATTAGTTGGTGTTCCAGTTAAACCAGCGTTAAGTATCATAAATGCACTTTCAACATTTGAACTTGATGTGGTAGTAGTTGTTGTTGTACCTTGAACAATTAAGTTACCACTTATAGTTACTGATTGACCTGAGAATGAAATATTAGTTGCATCTGCTTTAACAAAATTACTATTAACATATGTATTAGCAGCTGCATATGCTTTTGTAGCAAAAGTAGCATTTGCATTAGCAACTTGGATCCTATCACTAACTAATGTTCTTATAGCAGTATTAGTTGCAACTAAGTTTGTATTAACTAGAGTTACTCTTGTTGCTTGTGAAGCTATACTTAAATTTGTATTACCTAATGCAGCTAAAGAAACTACATTTGCAACTTGTGCTCTATCACTTATTAACCCTCTTAGTGTTGTATTACTAGCAGTTAAATTATTATTAATTAAATCTATTCTTGCATTGGTATTTCCTAATCCAGCTAATCCTGCTACATTTGCAACCTGTACTCTATCATTAAATAAAGTTGTTGCATTAGCAACTTGTAATCTATCATTAACAAGTAAAGTAGTATTAGCAACTTGCATTCTATCATTAATTAAAGTAGTAGTTGCAGTTGCAAAATTTTCATCATCTCCTAATGCAGCAGCTAATTCATTTAGAGTATTAAGTTGTGATGGAGCTGCATCTATTAGATCATTAACAGCATCTGTTATATCTTGTTGTTGTATGGTTCCTACTGTTGTAGTTGCAACACTTCCCATATATCCATGAGAAGAACATTGATAGAATAATGTTGGAGTTGTTTCTGTTACAGCTATTTGCGTATAAGCACCAGAAGATCCTGGTGTACCACTAGTTGTTACACCAGTATTATATATTGTACTTTTTGCTGCATCTTTATAAAAACGTAATGGATGACCACCATTAGTAGAATCTGATTGATCAAATCTATATGTCATGTTTGGAACAAGTATTATAGACGGTGCTTCATCACCATTTAAACTATAAGCCAAACTTGAACCACTTGAATATGGATGTGATGAAGTTTTTGTAATTACTTTAACTTCATATAAATGATAACTATCTGGGTTAACTATAGAAATAGTATTAGCTTGTAAGTTTTCTATTTCATTAGAACCACTTGCTCCAACAAACTTACCAGATGAAGCTTCAAATTTTAAAAACTTACCATCAACTTTTGCAGTTGTTCTGTCTACATCATCTAAAAACTCTAACCTTACTTCACCACTTCCACCACTACCAGCTAAATTTTTTCTACTAACACTTGCACTTATATTATCTTTGAATGCTTGTAAATCAGTTTGTAATTCATCTTTAAGTGGTTTAAGATCTACCGACGTACCATCTTTTCCACTTGGTCCTTGAGGTCCTTGTAACCCTGTTGGACCTCTCTCGCCCTTTTCGCCTCGCGGTCCGATAACTCCTTGTAGTCCTTGTATACCTTGTGGACCGGCAATACCTTGTTCACCTTGATCACCTTTTTCTCCTTTATCACCTTGTATTCCAATTGGACCTTGTGGTCCTACTGGTCCTTGTTCACCTAATAATCCTCTTGGTCCAATAGGACCTTGTATTCCCATTTCACCTTTGGATCCTTGTGGTCCAGTTTCTCCAATAAGTCCTTGTTCTCCTTTTTCACCAGGAATACCTTGACCACCTCTTGGACCTATAACCTTTCCAACATCAATTGTATAACCATCATTAAAATTTAAATGTAGATTACCATCATCAATTTTAGCTTCATATATTTCTCTTCCATCTTGTCCTGGCTCACCTTTTGGTCCAATTGGACCTTTAGCTTCAATTACTATTTTTCTTTCAGGACCAGTTTCACCTTTCTCACCTTTAGGTCCTTGAGGACCACGAGGTCCAACTACAACACTAGACTCTTTGATAGTACTAGTTTTGAAGTCTTCCTTTAACTTTTGGATTTCTTTTTTGGTATATGCAATAGAAGTAGCTAAGACTTTAGCTGATTGGACTTCATCCTTCATCTTTGTCTACCTCACTATCTAAAGTGTCTTCCATTATCTGTGTCATTTTATTGACTAATGATTTTTCTTCTTCAGAAATAGTGTTGGCAGCTTGAAAACTTTCTACTGGTTCAGATTGGGGTTGTGGTGGTGGAGGAGGAGGAGCTTGATCTGGTTGCTGTTGTTGACCATTATCTGGCATCTCTTCGTCTCCTTCTTCTTCACTTTCTGCTGCCATTCTATCGTCTTCATCTTGTATTTCGTCTTCGTTCATTCTTAATACTTGTTTTCTCACATATTCCTTACTAAAATATTTTCCAACAAACGTATCAACCTCTCCTAATAATCTTAAACGATCACCCATTATTTCACCATACTTTAGTTCAGTGAAATGATTATCTTCTAAGAAATCATAAAATATATGTTCTTTTAATTCTTGGAATTCTTTCCTTGTTGTAACACCAGTAAGAATAAGTTGGATCTCTAATAAATTATCAAATAGTTTTGTAAATCTATTTCTAAGTCTGGCAACAAACTTACTAAACTTTAATTCATCTCTTGTAATCTCACTTGCTCTACCTAAGTTAAAATTACTTTCTGGTTCTATTCTACTAACAGGAACATTAAGAGCTTTGTATAATTTTTTCTTAAAGTATTCAACATCTTCCATCTCTCCTAAGTTTTGACCACCTGGTAAAGTTGTAATCTCTGTACTTCTTCCACCTTCTCTTCTAGGTAACCAAAAGTCTTCTAACATAGTCATAAATTTACGATCATCTCTAACTTCACCAGTTTGAGCATCATAAGTTAATTTATTTTTATGTTTAGTCATCATATCTCTAAGATATTGCTCAGCCTTCATTTTAGGAAGATTACCTACATCTATATAAAAAATTCTTCTTTCTGGAGCTCTTGCTAGTCTGTATATAACAGTAGCATCTTCTAACATTCTAAGTTGGTTTAAAGGTTTGATAGCTTTGTGAAGATGACTAAGAACGAGATACATTCTATTATCAAGTAAACCACTATGACAATAACTTACACTATCTTTACTTACTTTTAAACCTTGATTAGTTTTATTTAAACCTCTTGGATGATAAATGTAATATTCAATATAACCTTTTGTTACAATTTGATTAAGTTTATCATCTTTAGTTCTAACTGGTTGTTTAACTTTTCTAATTTTTCTTGGATCAATATATCTTAATTCTTGTATACCTAATCTTGGATTAGACTCATCAATCATAATATGATAATATAATCTTCCATCAATATACCACTTTCTAAAAACATCATAAGCTGATGTTGTAAAGTTTAACATTTTTAAGATATTATCAAACTCTTCTCTTATTTTATTTTTTATTGATTGACTAACTTGAAGATCATCAAGTACTATACTAATAGCTGGTTCTTTTTCGTTGTAAACTATAGCTTCATTAACTATATCATCTATAGCCATATCACATTCTGGCTGTAATGACATTTCTCTATATCTGGTAACTAACTCTGCTTCTGATTTTGCAGAGCCTTCAAGATCAACATAAGTTCCATAACTTCCACCTGGAGCTATCTCTACTGTTCCATCATCCGTTGTAGGTGGAACAAAAGATCGAACTTTATCATTTTTAATTTGTTCTTCTTCGTTCTTACGACCTATAGTAAAGCCGAATAATTCTATTGCCATGTTATACCCTTTAGTATTGTACTACAAAACTATTTATTAGTCCAATACTTTTTTCAATCAGTACTATTAGTTTCCGCCAGCGTTTCCGGTTACTCCACCAGAAACTTCCCAATAATCGTAAGTAAACGTGACTGTGAATTCACTAACACCTTCAGAAGCCCAATCCATTTCAATAGCAGATACTTCAGTTGGAAATATACCAACAAAGTTGTATACTCTTAATGGAACACCAGTTTTACTAAATTGTGTTACTTGAGCAGTTGATTTATATAAAGCTGGAGATGAAGCACCAAAATTTCTCAAGTTTCCTTGAAAACTATTGATTGTATTAGACCATTGTTCCATAGCATTTCTAATTGCAAAATCTTCATCATTTATAATCGTAGCTGTCCAATCTGCAAATGTTCTGTTGCCTGCTAATCTCAACTGTCTTCCAAAGTAAGGAATATCTAAAGCTCCTATCGTAGCAGCTGGTATCTGAGCAGCTCTTACTAAGAAAGGATGTTGAATATCGGCAACACCATTAGCAGGGTTAGTAATATTAACTTGGAATAATGAAGTTCTAGCTCCACCAAACTTTAGAGCACCTGCAAATAAATTCTA